TTGAACTATTTGGAATACACGCCACGGATTTTTTGTTGGCGTGTATTCTATTAACAATATGGTGGATGATATGGAAAAATTAAAAAAATTAGGATTTAAAAAAATTAAAACAGAACCAGGGTTCCATATGTATGAATTAAACCCGGCCACGCTGCGCGGACCGGTGATCGATACAAAATCCTTTGGAAGGCACCGAGAAGCGTCAAGCCAAATAAGCTCCAAGCCTCAAGCCTCAAGCCTGCGTCGATATGTCGCAGATACAAAAAGCAAAAAATAACTATATTACAACTCATGAAAACTAATGAAGCTTTGAACCTGGTCGGCGGTCTGAGTAAACCGTCTAAGATGCCAGGTTGGGCGTATGGTATACCTGCAAAGGAATGCCAGACTGGAGCGAAGCTGCAGCAGGTGAAGGGGTCAACTTGCTACAATTGTTATGCTTTAAAAGGTTGTTACATGTTCCCTGTTGTACAGGCTGCACAATATAAAAGATTAAATTCTATAAACCATCCGGCGTGGATCAAAGCAATGGCGATGTTGATCAACTCTAAAAAAACAAAATTTTTCCGCTGGCACGATTCGGGAGACGTGCAGAGCGTCAAGCATTTAGCTAAAATATTTGAAGTATGTAGGAGGTCCCCGGACGTCCAGCACTGGATGCCGACACGTGAAGCGTGGGTAAAGCCATATCTTTCTAGAGCTCCAAAAAATTTAGTAATACGATTTTCAATGCCGATGGTGGACCAAGAGGCAGCGACAAGCTGGCCTCATACTTCAACTGTAGTGTCTGGACCTGGCAGGACTTGTCCTGCGCCGGAACAAGACAATGCATGCGGAAGCTGCCGAGCGTGTTGGGATCCTTCTGTTAGGAATGTTGCATATGGTAAACACTAATGTGCAGCGCGGCGCGGGCCGTAGGCCCGCGTCAAATTGTCGCGCGTCAATTTGTTTGATTGACAAAGCCTCAAGCCTCAAGCCTAAAAGCTTCAAGCCTCAAGCCTAAAAGCTTCAAGCCTCGAGCCCTATAAGCGTCAAGCCCCAAGCCTCGAGCCCTGTAAGCGTCAAGCCTCAAGCCTGCGTCGATATGTCACATTGACAACGCTACGCGTCGTGCGGTTCGTTGATTAAGATTCGTTGGATATGTTCCCAGTCATTCATGGCCAAGCATGGCGTTTCGCGGTGATCGATCATTAGACCGTGGATCGCGGAGCTTTCATAAAGTTTTACGCAAGAGGAAGAGGCTTCTTCTACTATGATAAAATTCCGTTTTGTTCTGATCGTATGAAATAGAATTTGATGTGGTGAAAATGATATTTTTGGACCTCTTGCAATCTTCATCTCTAACATGAAAAAAGCACATAAATCATTGTATCCTAATAAATCTGGAACGCCAAAACTGCTCCAAGATTCTAATCTTGTCCAACTAATTTTAGGTGTATTTTTTTTAATTTTTTGCCAAAATTTTGATTCTGGTTTCATCGTACAAGGTTAAACCTGGGGCCCAGTATCAGTGGGTATACAAATTACACAATCGTCCACGTCGTAAGCCGACCCCAGTATTGTTATTGGGATAACTATATTGATTTGTACGGTAAATTACGGTATAAGTCAAGTGTATGGCTTTAGTAGATAAATTATCAGAACGACAAATTAAGTTTGCAGAATTGCTTGTGTACAATGAAGGTAGAAAATCAGCATCTGAATGTGCATATGAAGCAGGTTATGTAAGCAGACCAAGACAGGCTGCATCTGAATTACGCAATCCAAAATACTCACCCTTAGTAGTTAAATACATAGGTGAATTAAGAGCTGAAATACAAGAAAAGCATGGTATTGATTTTAATAGGCATCTTGGAGAATTATCTAAACTAAGAGATGATGCTTCTAAAAAAGGTGCATGGAGTGCTGCCATAAATGCAGAGATAGCACGTGGTAAAGCAGCAGGATTATATATAGATCAAAAAATAGTTATGACTGGTAATTTAGATAAAATGTCAGAAACAGAATTAGAAAACAAATTAAAACAAATTTTAGAAGAGCACAAAAATATAATTAATATTACTGAAACTGAATATAAAATAGTAGAAGAACCAGAAAAAGAAAAAGAATTGGTTGTTGACGATAACAAGAAATAATCTTATTATAAACTATCAATGGAAACTTTTTTAATTGTTCTTTTAATAAACGTACTTTTGTTTTTAATATTACCATAATTCTCTCCTTGTGAGTTTGGACCTTTAACCGGTGGTAGTTGGCTCCATTTAACATGGGGCATATTCTTAGTTAATGTTTTATTTTTCATAAATCTAATTTTTCTAATTTAACAATACACCCTATTGGATATACATTTCTATCAGAAAATGTTTCTTCAGTGCTATCATAACTAGCAAAACTTCTAATGCAAGTGCTATCCTTACTAAATACATAACCATAGCTAATCATCTCTGTAGGTTTTAATTGATTGAACTCATTAACATCAGCGTGCCCAGAATCGCCTACTATGTCAAGCCAAGTGATCTTGTAGAAGTAATATCTTTTTTTATTAATTAACAAGGATTTATATTTTGATTTCTTATTTTTCCTAGTCATAACCTCTTCTAACATATAAGGCGAACTTTGACCCCTATAAAGTTTTTTTTAAAAACAAAAAAAGTCTCGCGCGGAGAGTACAAATCAATGGCTATTTTCCTTGTTCATTTGACCCTCTGGCAAGACATAAAAAAAAGATAATAAAAACAGTATCTTATTCCTGCCACCACCACCGCCCCTATCAGACCTTATCACAAAAAAAAACATGAGGGGTCAGATTCCTCCTTATATCTGGCAAACCCCTAGATAATAACCATATGTTTACTATAAAAGAAAAAAGTCAATTAAATCAATCCCCGCTCCGCGCTCCCCTTTTCTCTATCCATTTTCCACTTGTCACCGGACATCGGAACGCGTATCTTTGTGTTCCCAACTAACAAAAGGAGCAGCAATGCCAAAGAAAAAGAACGAAACTATCGAAGATATCTTAGATAGAATTGAAGAAGACATACAAATAATCAGAGATAAAGCCATGGAACAAGATGATATGGATGATGATTTTGATGATGACCAAGACGAAGATGAGGATGAAGACGAAGAATAAATAATCTTATGGTGTGTGGCAGAAATGTCACACACTACCAACCTTAAAAACCTAAAGCTGTAATTTCCTTGTGAGTTTTAATTAATAATTGTGGGTAATCTTTGTTAGTAGAATAGTTATATAACAGGTGAAAATACCTATTTACATCATTAACTCTAAGTTTTGACTGCAATAATCTTTCATTTCTAAAGGAAACGTAAGAATCTTTAGTGTTTAACAGATTCATATAATAGCTTATAGAATGGCATTTAGACTTAAATTTAGCCACTCTAAACGTCGCATTTGGGTTGTCCCTAGGAGCCATACCGGTATGTAAATTTTTAAACTGATATATACCCATTAAATTGTTTCCCTCTTTCGCATATCTTGATCTACCATAATTAGATTCTAATGCTGCTTGAGCTAAGAGTAGTTTTCTTGGTATTCTATCTTCTTTCTTAATATTTTTTTCTAAATAATCCGCGCATTTATTGACGGATTCAATGAATTCCTTGTTATTAGTGTAGCCAAAGGCGGGTTCTGAGAATATTAAAAAAAGGATGATAAACGCCCAAATTAGAGCTGTCATTGTATATAGTACATAATGTTTTAAATTATTCACTTTACCCTCCGGCGATGTTAGTTAGTTTTATAAAGCTTATCTATTTTAGATAAGTTGCAGTCCTATAGCTGCTCATTGGTTTATGGTTCATATCTTTCTCCTTTTTTATTAATTTGTCAATCCCTAAAAAACTATGATTGTTTATAGGTTATTGATCTAAATCTTTGTAAGCCTTCAGCCTTTAATACAACTCTTGCAGGTTCAGGTGAATTGATAAGTTTATTTTGTTGTAGTTCTATTCTTCTAATCTCTTCTAAATAACCATCTTTTGTTTCAATATAGATAGGACAATCAGATATAACAGTTCCTTTTTGTCCGTTAGTAAATTTAGATAGTATCTGTTGTAGGTCTCTCAGTCTCATT